CCGCTTCGACAGCGCCGGCACCGCCGAGCAGGTCACCGATCGCTTCGCTGGCGACGATGACCTGGCTGGCACTCACGTCCCAGCTGGGCCGGGCCCAGGCGGCAATGACCGCGCTGGAGAGTTTGGGAAGTTCCCAGACGCCCTCGACGGCGGCCTCACCGGATGCGCCGTTGCCCACGGTGGTCAGCGAGACGCCGAGTTCGGCACCCAGCAGCACGCCGGCACCGGATGCCGTGTCTGCGGCGGCGATGAAGGTCAGGTGGTTGCCGGGCTTGATGAAATTCTTGGCCATGTTCGTTTCCTCGATTCAGGGGGCTGTGCGGTGGCGGCTTGCGCCACCACCGCGATCGGCTTACGCGCCGGCGTTGCGGACCGCACCGCGGTAGCCGACGGCGCCCACGCCGTAGCGATGGACGACCTTCCAGCTGATGCCGTCGGTGCGGAAATTGGTTTCCTGCTCCAGCGTCGGGGTCTGCACGCCATTCAGGAACGCGACTTCGATGACCGGCTCCTGGTCGGCAGCGGCGAGCATCATCCAGGCGGTACCGGACAGGCGCGGTGTGTCGATGACGTCGCTGAACAGGCCGCGCACCACGTTGGGCTTGTTCTGGTTTTTGGACGTTTCGTCGTTGTATTCCTGCGCGTTGAGCTCGCGGGCGGTGCTGCCCAGCGACAACGGGCCGAGGAAGATCGACGGCACGATGTCGAGGAAGTCGTTACCACCCACGTCCATCTGCTGCGCCATCTGCATGCGTGCGGCATCGATCAGGGCGATGGTGGGCGCGCCGACGGTGGCTGCGATGTTGCCGTGGTCTGCATGGAACAGGGTCTTGCCATCGCTCATGGCCGGGCCGAGGCCGGCGTTCATGCTCAGCAACGCATAGACGTCCTTTTCAATGGTGCGGGCGGCGGCCTGCCCCAGCGCGACAGTGGGACGCGAGAAAGCGCCGAGGTCGTCGTTGACCAGCACTTCGGGCGTGATCTGCAGGATGCGACCCTTGCGCTTGCCCTGGATGGTTTCCTTGGCGGCATCGGACAGCACGCCGTTCTCGTACTCGCCTTCCTCATTCACCGCGCGCAGGTCGGTGAACGAACCCATGTGGTAGCGGTTGTGCGGGCGGTAGTCGGTGAGCGTGCCGGTGGCGCAGAAGCGCGCCCAGGTGAACTGCTGCAGGCGGTAGGCCGACAGCAGCATCCGGTTCAGCACGTTCTCGAGGATGATCGGGAAGTCACCGGTGCTCTGCGCCAATGCCTGACGCGAGATTTGGTCGCGATCCATGCTGCGGGTGTTGACGCCCGCGAGGATCAGCGACTGTTCGGCCACCTGGTACAGCGGCTGGTGCGCGGCCGGGTTGTCCTGACGGGCGGCGGTGGCTTCGGTACCGGTGAGGATGCCGGCGCGGGCGAGGATGCCATCGGCGATGCGGGTGCGGCGTGCATCGGCCGGGTCTTCGCCCATTTCCACGTCGGTGCTGCGCGGGCTGTTGACGGCCAGCGGCGTGGCTCCGTTCGGCAGGCGCTGCAGCAGACGTGCCTGGGCCTGTTCCACGGTCATGCGCGGGTCGGCCAGGCAGGTGGATTCCAGCTCGCGCACACCGGCAACGTCGTGGAACGCGGCGAAGACGCCACGGATGCTTTCGTTGCGGGCGGTCAGGGCGACGATGGGGTCATCGATCACCGCCACGACCGTGGCGACGGGTGCCGGAGCGGGTGTAGCGGCAGGAGTCGGCGCGGGCTGATTCGGATTACCGGCCTGCGCGAGGATCAGGTTGCACTGTTGCTTCATGGTGGAGTCCTCGATATGGGCGATCACCGCCCGCTGATGGGTTTCGCTGAGCGACGTGAAGGCAGACGCGGTGACCGTCGTCTGGATGTTTCGGTGCAGCGACGCGGTGATGTCGCTGCGCGTGGCACCGGCAATCGCGGTGATGTAGGAGAGCAACGCGGCCGCTGCGGCCTGGTCATTGGTGGCGGCGTCTTCGTTGGCGGCAGGCTGTACGACGTCATCGGCAAGGCCGGCTTCCACGGCCTGCGCCGCGGTGAGCCAGTGGTCTTGCTCATCTTTCAGCCAGGTACCGATCTGCGCGGCATCGATGGCGCGGGCGCTGTAGCTGGTGAGCATGGCGTCGGCGATGGTGTCCAGCATGTCGGCGGTGCGGCGCAAGGTGGGCGCGAAGCCCCAGGCGCCGGACGACGGGCCGTGGATCATCATCAACGCGTTGGACTGCATGCGCCGGGTTTTGCCGGCCATGGCGATGAGGCTGGCGACCGATGCGGCGATGCCGTCCACGGTGACATCGACGGTGGCAGGGTGATTGACCAGCGCGTTGTAGATGGCCAGGCCATCGCTGACCACGCCGCCATCGGAGTTGATGCGCACGTTGATGGTGCCGGCGGTGATCTGCGCCAGCTGTTCGACGATGCTGGCGGCGGTGATGCCGTCGCCCCAGAAGTAGTCGCCGATGGGGCCGTAGATCAGCAGATCCACTTGTGTGGTGCTGACGGTGTTGAGCGCGATGACGGACTTGCCGCGCGCATCGGGCGCGATCTGGTCAAGGCCGATGTTGTCGAGCGCATAGATGCCGGCAAGGATGCAGGTGGCTAGTGAGCGGGTTTTCATGCTTCTTCCTCGGGAACGGTGGCGGCGGCCTGATCTGCCGGCGTATCGGCAGGCGGTGTGGCTGGCGTGGCGGACGCGACAGTGGCGGCTGGCGTAAAGACGTCCAGATGCAGCCCGCGCTCTTCGGCCCATGCCTGGTCAAGCGAGAGTTGTTCGAGCGTGTCGTACATGCGCCCGCCGCGTTCGGCGATGACGCTGCTGAGCGAGCGGAAGCCGGAGCGCACCTGCGCGGTGAGCGCGGTGGATTCTTTCAGCGGGGCGATCCACGGCATGGATGGCGGCAGGTAATCCGCGCTGACCGCGCCGGCCAGGGTAACCCCGCGTGGCAGTACCAGCTCGCCGGAGACGACGGCCATGGAGACAAAGCGCTCATAGATGGGGCGCATCATCTGCGACACGAATTCGTAGGCCAGTACGCCGTAGGCTCCGTACTGCTCGACCAGCTCCTGGCGCTGCGCGCTGTAGGTGCCGTTGTAGTTTTTCGACAGCGACGAAAACGAAATGCGCATGGGCGCCGCGATGGCGCGCAGCTGGCTGTTGCGGTACGGCTCAAGGTTCGGATTGGGCCGATTGCTGGCGATGGTTTCGACCGCCTCGCCGGGACGAAGATTGTCGAAGATCATGCCGGGCTGCATGCGCATCTTGCGCTGGCCATCGCCGAACGTGTCAGCGTTGTATGTGCCCGGGTCACCCTTGATGATGACGGCAGCCATGCTGGCGGCGATCTTCGCCGCGATGCGCTCGGACTCTTCGTAGTCTTTCAGATCCTCGATACGGGTGAAGGTGCTGGCGAGGATGGATACGCCGCGCACCTGGCCGATGCGGTCGATGGTGCGCAGGTGGCGGATGAGATCGGCGGAGACGCGCTTGGTCTGCGGGATGGCGACATTGGCGTCGCCGGGATGCTGCTTGTAGACGTGGTACGCGACCGCCCTGCCCCAGGCGTTGCGCTCCACGCCGTGCTGGATGCGGCGCGATGCATCGTCCAGATCCAGCGGCACCAGATCGGGTTCGAGCAGCTCCAATGAGAACGGCACCGCCGAACCATGCTCCAGCGACGGCATGAACCCGCGCAGCTCTTGCACGAAGGCCTCGCCATCACGCAACCAGGTGCGGCCGAGCAAGCGCTGCACGCTGGGCCAGTCGTGCATCCAGGTGACTTCCGGACGCGTCGACCACGCCTGGTACAAGGGCATGATTTGATCGACCACCGATTCAACGACGTTGCCATCCACGTCGCGCGGCGTCGGCAGGACGTTGATGCCACGCGCGCCGATGATGTGCTGCACCAGCGTGGACAGGCCGCCGCTAATGATGTCGTGGTTGCGATCCAGGTGGCGAGCCTGGTTGCGCAACGCCGTGCCGGTCATGGAGACGATGGCGTTGCCGCTGCCCATCTCGCGCGAGTGCGGGCGCAGGTGGCTGGTTTCGGCCGCTTCGTAGGCTTGGCGATAGGCCAGCGTGCGGACGCGGCTACGGGCGCGGGCGGCGGCCCAGCCCGGGGCCAGGTTGAGCAGCACGCGATCGATGGAGCCCAGCGGCTTCATCGACGGCACCCGCTGAAGTCGGCGACGGCATAACCGCTGCCGCTACCGGAATTTGCCGCGGCCTCGGCGGAGGCGCGGCGCATCCACTTGTCCAGCTCATCGCTGATCCACTTCGCATCCGCACGGGTTAACTGGCGGTCGCCAAACTTCACAACCTGCCCGGACAGCACCTTGCGGTACGCGTCCTGCAGCAGTGTGACTTGGTCGGTGGCAAAGCTCATGGATGAGCATATTGCACACCTTGGTGCGGGAGTTTTAGGGGGAAACTCCCGCATTTGTTAAATGTATTTGGAGCAAGTGACGGTTACGATTCGCTGTCCAACAGGCGGTAGATGGTCCGGCGATCGGCACAATATTTCTTGCATAGGGCCCGCATCGACATCACTGCGAAGTCGGCACGAATCTTTTCCACCGGATAGCTTACCGGCGCTGGCATATAGAGCTCTTGGCCCGGGTACTCTTCCAGCAACGCATCAACTACTGCGCTCACGGTAGCGTAGATCTCATCAGAATCCGTCTTCAAACGTAGAGCAGCGCTGATGCTCAACTCATCTTTCAAGTTACGGATGCTTTCCATTCTTTCCGCAATGCGCTTGCTCACAGTCGGCGACTCCAGTTGTCGGAGCCGAAGCCGCCACCAGCTGATGATGTTCCACGGGAATCCGCCGCGGTCGCGGCTGGTGATGCGGGCACAGGTTTTACCTCGCGTGTTGTTCCACGGGAATCCACATCGGGCGTGGCGCTTTCCGGGGCCGGATCGAACAAACCGCGCACGGTGGGCTGGTAGAGCGACTCCAGGGCTTCCCATTGCGATTCGCGCATGATGTCGGCCTTCACCGCTGGTGCGAGCGATGCCCAGATGGCGTAGACGATGGTATCCAGCGGCTCGTTGGCAGAGCCACGCGGGCGGATCCAGCGGCCGGCATCTTTGTCGAAGTACTCGACGGTGAGGCCCTTGAAGTAGCTCGCAGGGAGCGCGCCGGGGTCGGGGTGCAGTGGGTCAGGGATTTCTTCACCGCGGCCGCCAGGGAAGCGCAGCATACGGGTGGTGAGGTCTTCGGGATCCCCTGCCTCGGCGGCCCTGTCCCTGGCGCCCAGGGCGGCGCCCAGCCAGCCGTAGACCATGTGTTTGAGCACGCTGCCGCCGACGCCCCACACGCCGACACTGCGGGCGATGGTGCGCTCGCGTTCGTTGACTTCGGTTTTTGATGGGCGATAAACGGCGCGTTCGGATTTGGTTTCGGCACGGCCACGGATCAGGTAGATGGATTGCTTGACGTAGCCGTTGCGGGTTTCGAGCATGCGCGACTGGCCGGACCAGCCGACGTGTTGCTTGACATATTGCGCGACGGTTTCGGTCCAGTTGCCGCCATCGACGGCGACGGCGGTGATGGGCATGTCGATGCCGGCGGCGGTCTTCCAGGTGCCTAGCAGGTAGGCGTCGAGGGCGGTGTAGGTTTCGAGCACGGTGGGGTCGAGGTCGATGACGGCGTAGTCGACGACCCAGCGGCGCTGGCCACGGCCGGTGGCGATGACCTGGACTTCGGCGCGGTCGTGGCCGAAGTCGACGCCAGCGGTGAGCACCAGGCCGTTACGCGGAACGCTGCCGCGGTGCACGCCCGGCTCGGCGAGCTTGGCGACTTCCTCGGCGTCGCGGGCGTCGCGTTCGCCCTGGAACGGCAGGCCGAGCATGAGGTTGTAGAAACCGGCCAGTTTTGTCGGGTCGCGTTTGGCTTCGGCGAAGTCGTCGGCGATCTTCTTCCACGTTGGGCCGAGACCTTCGGGCGCGTAGGCGGCCCATAGGTGGTAGCTACGGCGTGATACGTCGGTGAGCGGGTTGTGGGGATGCCAGAACGCGGTGCCGCCGTGGGCGCGCTCTTTGAACATCGCGGTTTTGTGATGTTCTTCGATGCCGCATCCGCTGACGGCACAGGCGAAGGTGCCGTCGGGCTGCAGGCGCTCGATCTCCAGCACCTGTTCGCCGCTGCAGTGCGGGCAATGGACGTGGTAGTGGCGCTGGTCGCCTTCGGTGAAGCCGGATTCGATGGCGCTGCCGCCGGCCACGGTTGGGGTGCAGGCGCGGTAGATCTTGGCGCGGTCGCCGTAGGACATGGCGCGGGCAGCGAGCTGCTGTTCGGCCGGGCCCTGGTTGTTGAGGTTGCGCGGGTATTCGTCGACCTCATCGGCAAAGATGTAGCGCGCGGTGCGCTGGCGCAGCTGTTTCGATGAGTTGGCCCAGACGACCCACAGCGTTCCACCAGGGAAGCGCTTTTCCAACGTGTTGTCGTTGTGCAGCTTGGCGAGCAGGTCCGGCATGTCGAGCACGCCGGGGTCAAACTTGGAGACGGCCCAGCTGCGCGCCAGGTCTTTCACTGGCTGAGCAACGATCATCGAGTCGAGGCCGCGGTCGATGACGTAGCAGGTCCAGTTGATGCCGATCTCTGTGGCGCCGATCTGGCCGGACTTCATGAAGTCGACCACGTTCACTGGCGAGTGATCGCTGAGGCAATCCATGATCTCGCGAAGCGGCGGGTGGCGATCGGTGCGCCAGGTGCCGGGCTCGGCGCCAGCGCCCTGGGCGATCTTGCGGTTTTCGTCGGCCCATTCGCTGACCTCGAGACGTGCGGTAAGCGACGCGGCATCGGCCCAGGCGGCGGCCACTATGTCCGCCGCATCCGCGAGGTCGATGTCGTGATAGTCGTCGAGCATCATTCCGCCCCGACCTCTTCGGGGAGGTCGGCGGCATCTTCGTCATCAGCTGCGCCAGCCAGCGCGATCGCATCCGCGTCAGGCGGCGTCGTCTTCAGCAGCTTGCCAGCGGCCTCGCGCATCTCTTTGCAGATCTCCGCGACGTCGCTGTCGATGATGTCGGCGATCGCAAACGGGTCAGACTCCTTTGCGAGCACGCGGCGCAAGCGACCGCTCATGCCCTGCATCTTGTTCAACGCCTGGCGGACCAGGGTGAACACCGCGCGATTGACATCCTCGACGCGGGTGAGTTGCTTTGCTTCCTCGCCGAGCTCCAGCTCAGCCAGACGCGCACGCGCCAGCCGTTCGCGGCGCACGGCCTCATTCACCGTGATCACCACCGGCCCAGCCGGCACGATCGGTGTAACGGGCATGCCGGAAGCCGACTCATCCTCGGTGCGCTTGCCACCACGCACGGGATTGGTCACGCCATCGAGCAATTCATCGCTGGCCAGCACGTCGATACGGTCGCCGGCAGTCAACACCAGGTTGCCCTTGCGACGACAGCGGCGGATGTAGGAGTCGCTGACACCGCGATGCGCCGCGTATTCGGCGACGGTCATCGTTGAGTTGGAACCGTTGGAACTCATACGGAACCACCCAGCGAGCCCGGAACCAAAACCCGGAACAAAAATATGCACGATTTCTGCGGTCGTACTGCCCGCAATGAGGAAAACCCCAGGAGTACCTTTTGCCCGGCGGCCCGGCCAACGCGGGCCCTGCCCCGACCGTCCGTCTTCAGCCGATCGGCCGGTTGTCCCGACCGTCCAGACCACCGCGCCGAGGTCTGGACACCGAAACCAGCGCCGTTGTTGGCTTGTCCATACCGTCCATACCGTCCACACCTCAAGCGTTGTATGTAGTGGTGGTGAATGGTTGCTGCAGTAGTTGCACCGCCATACATGCGCGAGGCAAAAAGGTGTGGACGGTCTGGACACGCCCACGCCACAACGCCTGAGGTCTGGACAGAGGTCAGGACAGGTGTGGACAGGTCTGGACAGACCGGCGGGTCATCAGAATGGCGGCGGGTCATCATCCCTCCGCTGGCCGCCCGGGGCCGAAGTCTCGCCGGTATCCGCGCGTACGCGCGCCCAGCGCGGCTCTCGCCCGCCTTCCGGCCATCGCTTGCGCTGATGTTCCCACACGTCGTCGACAATGGTGT